TATCCATATCAACATTGTCAACTACCCATCGGCGCATTGACTTAAAGTTCTTGTCTTTAAGGTATTTAGCTAAAGAAATAACTGTATTAGAGCTAACCCCAATATTATTAGCATGCACACCCAAACCACTAATGGCATTACGCTGACCCTCATTTAGAACTCTGCGCCAATCTGGTGCATACTTCATCACAAGATCAGCAGCGGCTTTATTATCATATTCAACATCTTCATCATCAAGAATATATGTGAACCGTTTAAAGAACTGCCCAACAAGATCTACCATATCCTTCTTGGAAGTATTGAATTCATAGACACCACAACGTGAGTGTAGAGGTTCAATGATGCGGTTCTTAAAGTTACAAGTCAGAATGAACCTACAGTTATTCGAGAACTCTTCGATAAAGGCACGTAGTGCAGGCTGGGTGGATTGCGGATTCAGATAGTCCGCCTCATCAAGAATAACGACCTTATAGCCACCTTGAAGCGATACGCTTGATGCAAACTGTCGGATCTTTCCACGAAGAGTATCGATATTACCTTCCTCAGACCCATTGATTACAATGTAGTCCAAATCAAGTTCTTTACAGATTGCCTTTGCTACTGTCGTCTTACCAAGACCAGCGGAGCCCGTAAAAAGCATATTGGGCACTTCACCCTTTTCAATAATCTTAGCAAACACATCCTTCAAAGGCTTTGGTAAGATAGTTTCTTCAATAGTAGTTGGTCTATATTTTTCAACCCAAAGAAAATCGTTCATTCATTCACCCATATGTTTCATCATGTATAATATTATATTTTTTTGGGACTAATGTAAATAGCCTAATTTTAAATACGGGGAGCTATTAACCCCCCGTATTTTGTTTTATTCAGCCTCGGCTGCACGGTCTTGTTGGTACGTTTCGCACATTTGAATAGTTTGCACACAGGCGTCTCGGAGTTGTCCTAGAGTAGATAATTCCTCACCTTTAACTGCGCCTCTCTGTACCATAGTGTCGATAACAGCAACCGTTGATCGGCTATTCCTGTTCGCTAAGTCATAGATCGGCGCATGAGATTCGTGTGCCAGTTTTACATCATCTTGTTTAGCCATATTATTCTCCATAGGTTGATGACTTTTCTAATGCTACCCAATACTTCAGAGTATCACCAGAGTTAATAAACTCGGAAATGAGTTTGGACGAAATCTTAACTTGATAGTCATCAGAGACCATTTTCAAGTTAGGGATATTTAACACGAATTTAAAGGAGTCATTTTCATAACCACCATCTACCACCACTGAATAAGTGTTAGATGTTTTATTGTCTGGATCATTTACAGACAAACGAATTGCACCATTGTCAGGTTCGATTAATAATTCTGAATGACCGAAAATCGTTGCAGCCTTTTTAATGCCATTGAGGGTGGATTGATCTAAAGAGAACCAAACATCAGTATCTGGCATAGTAATGGGTTTACTAGGACTTGTCAGCATTTCAGTATCAGCGTAGAAATACTTGATATGTTCCCGACCAGAATTTGAGGTAATATTCATAAAACGTTCTTCGAATTTAACCGAAGGACTTTCTACAAGCCCTAGCATGTTTAAGAATTCTGTCAAATCATAGATACCTACGATACTATCAAAAGTTTCTTTGACTGTCGCCTGCGCCAAAATGTTTTTAGCTTCAGATATAGTCATCAAAACATTACCCGGCTTAATAATCAAATTGCTATTAATACCAGAAAAGTTTCGTAGTACATTTACGGTTTCAGCACTAATTTCCATTATATATTTCCGTCCTTTTTCCAAACCCATTCACCACCAGTTACACTAAGTGGGGACTGAATATTATATTGCTCTCTAAAATTGAGAACAGTCTCACTCACACCTTTGTATGGCCAATCATGACCTGCAAAGTATCCATTTAATTTGACCTTATTATACCACATAGGCAAGCACTCTGCAACATCTTTTTCATTTAAATAATGATCTAAAAATAAAAAGTCTATACTATTGTCTTCAAAGTGATCAACCGCTGTTGCAACATCTTCTTTTATAAAAGTAACTTTGTCTTTATGACCAGATGACAAAACTCTATCAACCGCAGCCTCATATGCGTTTTGCATCAATCCATCAGAATATACGGTTTCTTTACGCTCAAAGCTATCCGTATTACCCCGCCAAAAATCTACACCATATGCTTCCTTTATATTAGGACATTTCTGTAATATGAAACTGATACTTCGTCCTTTAAAAATTCCCGTTTCAACATAGATAGGATCTAGCATCATATTGATAAGATGTTGCATACAATAATTGGCAGCTTTAATATTTTTAAAGTGCTCTTCTGTCCGTAATGCATCAACTCCATTGAATTTAATTATGTTCATTTTATCCTACTGAAATTCTTTTCTTTAACGATTTCTAATTTCTTGGCAAATTTATTTTCTAATAATTCCCCCTTATGCGAAATTACAAATACATTTGTGTCATCGCCTAAAGAGTATATGATTTTCATTAGATTGTCAACGCCATCATGATCCAGAGACGAATCAAAAGTTTCATCAAGCATTAGTAGATTGGTAGCCACAGAGTTTTTCATCTTGGCGATATGTCTCCATGTGAATAGAAGTGCCAAGTCGATCCGTTGTTTTTCCCCCTCAGAAAAAGAGTCGTATGAAAAAGTATCTCTATGGCGAGATCTAATGGTCTCAGAAAACGCTTCGTCCAAATGAAAGGAAACAAAGAAATCGAGTATCTGTAGGTACTTATTCACCAGTTGATTTATTACAGGTAGATATTCCTTTACAATCTTAGTTTTAATCCCAGTGTCTTTTAGCATTTCTGAGATTGCATAGTTGTATCGGTACTGGTCTTCCAAGACGATCTTTTCTTCTCTTAATTCATCTAATGTATCCATAAGAGTTTTAAGTTCCTCCTGCGCACCATCAATATCTACATTATTGGCAAGTTTATCTATTTCTTTTTGTGTGCGATCAATCGATGCTTGGAACTGAGCAATTGAGCGATTGTTAGCGGCAAGAGTGCTCTGGTACTCTCTACACTCCTCTATGATTGCATTTGCTCCTAAAAGTGCATGTTGAGCGGTACGTAGTCCCTCATCAACTTTACCAAGCCCTTTCTGAAGTTCCTTTGCTCTTGTTTTGCCTTCCAACACACTGGCCTCTTTTGTTTCCTCAGTGATGGTTTGGTCACAGGTTGGGCAGATGTCGTTGTTCTCAAAGAATTGAACTTCTTTGACGATCTTTTTAACTTCGGTGTTGAACTTTGTCTTATATGATTCAAGCTCTCTGATTTTAGCTTCGTGTGTCTTTTTTTCTGTATCTGAATTAGGTAGCTTAGATTGAATGGAATCACTAAGCTCTGTGTTCGATCCCTGTAGAGTTTCGATCTCGACTCGGATCTCTGAGATAAGTTTGAGCTTCTCTTCTTTGGCCTCTTTGTTAATCGCTTTGATATCATGTATATACCTCTTTTGTCCATCAACTTTAGTTTTGTTGATTTCAATTTGATATTGACAATTTTTTATATCACTTTTAATCTCTGAAGTTTTATCTTTGAGTATATTATTCATCTTAGAGAACACATTGATATCCAATAGATCCTCAATAACATCTCTGCGATTGGCGGCGGTCAACTGCATAAATGGAACGAAAGAAGATGATCCCAATACAACAATCTGATGAAAACTTTTGTGGTTCAATTTAAGAATGTTTTGTTCAAGCATCTTTTGATATTCTTTAGCATGTGAAGATTGATTAATCATCTTCCCACCCCGCCAGATTTCAAACTTGTTTGGCTTAATACCACGAATGATTTTAAAGTCTTGCCCCAAGGCATTAAAACTAACTTCAACGAGACATTCTTTATTATTAATAGAATTTACAAGTTGTGGTTTTGAAATGTTCCTATGAGATTTACCAAACAATGCAAAAGATAATGCATCCAACATAGTAGATTTCCCCGCACCATTGTTACCTACAATTAGTGTCGTCTTATCTTTAGTAAAATCTATTTTAGACCAGCTATTGCCAGTGCTAAGAAAGTTTTTAAATTTTAAAGATTCGAATCGAATCATCAGAGAACCTCTAAGGCTTGCGCTTCATTCAAAAGAGCAGACATCTCTAATTTAATTCGACCTCTATCCAGATCAGTGTCTACTGCATCAACATAATTATACAACAATTCAGAAGTATCATCAATAGTAATGTTATCCGCTTCTACATTTTTTCCAATGAATTCTTCAAAGTTTTCTGCAATCTTCAATTCAAGTATCTTCTTATCTTGAATACGATCAATGAATCGATCAAACATAGAGGTATTAGTCTTTTTGAGTACAACAACTTTGACAAACTTACCTTCTATATCATCCAACTGATAATTGAGATAATCATAATTAGTGTCATCGTATCGGATACGAGCATGCAGAGTATGAGGATTATGTACTGGAGTAAGTTCACGAGTTTCCGTGTCGAGTACATGAAAATATTTATTATCATGAGCATCGCTCCAAGAAAACTCCATTTGAGAACCAAGATATGTGATGTTTCCTAGTTCAGATCTAGTATGAAAGTGTCCCGATAAAACTCTCTCAAATCGACTAAACATAGATCCATCTAGTCCATGCTCACATTTAATACCTTTCATCATGTCGTGACCTACGATTTCAAAATGACCACCAAGCCAATCACACCTTGCGTTTGCTATGAAATCAAAAGATCTCTTTTCACTCTCATCATCAATCCAAGGTACCAGACCCATACGCATAGAGCCGTACTCCATGACTGTGGGATTATGAACAATGTTGACTTCATTCATATAATGCCCTAGCAATTCCTTCAAAGAATTTAATTCACCCGTGTTCTTATAAAACGTGTCATGATTACCACGAATAATATCCATGGTCATACCAAGTTCTCTGAGAGGCTTTAGAAAATGATTCCTATTGGCATTAAGTGCTCTAAAGTTAATATATTTACGATTATCGTAATAATCGCCCAGATGAACAATATGCTTAATACCATTCTCAATACAATAAGGAAAAAAGGTATCAGTATAAAAAGTGTCAGCATTATTAACAAATATATCGCTACTATTCCGTATGCCGCAGTGAGTATCATTTAGTATTGCCAATTTTACCATTAAAAAAATCACCTAGAATTACAAAAAATCTCTCAAATCAGAATCGACACTCACCGTATGCTTACGCATTTTGCTTCTTCTTTTTTCTTCTTGCGCAAACACCTTGAACTCATCGTCCTTTTCTTTTATTTTATCGATACGATCTTTAAGCTGATCCACATACGCAAGAACAACCGTGTTAGATCCATCTTCGCCATTAGATACAATATGCTCGTCAATACCAGATGAAGCAATATATTTCAATTTCACATCTTGTTGCTTTTTTTCTTTGGCAATGCGTCGAAGAAACGCATACCAACTAATCTGTGTAAAGTATGCAAAAGCATTTGGGTTTCCACTACGAGTAGCCGCTTCAATGTTATAGTTTTCGATTGCCTTTAAGCAGTTCTCCACAGCATCCATTACCATTTCTTCACGGTAAGTATATCTTATAAAGTTGGATTTATGAGATAGCCCTTCTGCAATCTTCAGAAAACATGAAGCAATATAATCAGTAACAATAGGAAGTGGCTGGCTATTTGCCTTTGCTTCTGCTACAGTTTTACAATACTCTACCACTGCGTAAGAGAAGTCTTTGTTGTTCACATAATGAATACTTTTTCTTTTGGTCTTTGCCATTGGGCTTCCTTCACTTTATAATGTAGTATATCATATAATTATTTTAACGTCAATTACATTTAGGGGGTTGACAAATATAAAAATGTTGTTATAATTAAGAAGAGTTCTTTGAGATGGGTGAATACCCTAGTGAATCACTGGCTTAGGTCTAAAGTTAATAATGGTGTCAGAAGAATCACTGTATTCATTCTTTAAAGATTCTAGAGGGTCTTCACTGTCATCTTCTATTTCAGATCTTTTAACGGCTTCTTTATAGTGTTTTATTAGGATTTCATTTGGGTTGGCTTCAGACAAAATATTATTACAGTTAATAGTAATAAACATTTCCTTTCCTTCCTGTAAAGCCATATAACTTCTAAAGGTATAATACTTAGTTTCTCTACCATCAAAGACAGTATTCAAAGTAAAACATCTTCTTACTACAAGATCAGAATAGTTATCATCTGCCCATTCGACGACTTCGCAGACAAGTTCCTCACCACTGGTTAGTTTGAACTGTTTAATATCAGACATTATATATTTACCTTTATCATTTTATATTTAAACTCTTCAGCTTCGTATATCTTTACTCGTTCTACCGAATGTAACAAGGTGAAGTTCTTATGTTTACCCCAGTGCAAATCATCTGCAATGTCATACAGTCTGGTTTCTCTACCATCTTCCGATTGTCTTAACCCACGTCCAATACTTTGTAGAACTTTAATTTGAGATTTACTAGGAGAGGCGAATATAATATTGTGCAGATTTTTAATATTAATCCCTGTACTAAATGTCCCTAGTGATGCAACAATAATAGAGTCTTTTTGTTTTTCTACAATTTTTCTAATTGCTTCCCTATCAGATGTTGCAACTTCACCAGATACAAAGAATACCTTTCTTCCCTCTTTGGCCTTATTTAGTATCATCTCATAGAGAGGTTTTCCATGAGCATCCACACGGTTGAATAAGACCAAAGTATTTCCATCAGAAGCCAAAGCCAAATTAGAAATGAGCCTGTTACGAGAACTATTTCCAATAATAAACTCAATCTCTTCTTGATAAGTTTTCTTTCCAAAGTCTTTCCTTACTTCTTTAGAATATTCTAATAATAAAACTTTAATGTCCAAAGGGGCTAAAGTACCATCCTCTTGAAGGCTTTTAGTCTTAGTCACTTTATGTACAGGTCCAAACAAACCCTCTAGTACAAGTTTATGCGTGGTCGTACCATCAAGGGTGCCAGTAAGCCCATAACGATATTTAGCTTCTGTTGCCTTATTCATAATAGACGATAATGATTTTGATTTAAAACCATGACACTCATCTCCAAGTATCATGCCAAACTTTTGAAACCATGCTCTAGGGTTCTTGTAGATAGATTGCCAAGTAGATATTATCACATTCTTTTTGGTGATCTTGTCTTTACCAGAATATATTTTGTGTATGTCTTTTTCTACATCCATACCATATTCCTTAAAGTCGCTTGTCAGCTGTTCAACAAGTGATGTGGTCGGTACGATGATTAGGACTTTTTGATTTTTAGTGTTTAGAAAAGCTCTATAGTATTGCATCAATAGGTACATGATAAAAGACTTACCAGAGCCTGTAGGAGACAACAAGATAGCGTTAGAACGCTGAAGTGCTGTAATGACTGCATCATACTGATATTCACGAGGCATGAATGGAAGACCAATTTTCTCTAAGAAATTATTAAACTCGTATGTGTCTATTTTCTTAGATGATATCGGAAGTCCATAGTCAGTTTCTTCTGTGTCAACAGAATAACCCCGTTCAGAACAGAACTTCAAGAGGTACACAAATAATCCTGCATTCAATTCGCCAGTCATGCGATTGAATAATCGGATCTTACCATCCCACAATTTATTCTTATATGCAGGAATGAACTTATAATTAGGAACATAAAAAGAAAAATAGTCAGACAATTCATAGGCTAGACCGGGCTCACAGTCTATATACATCATACTATAATCTTTAAGTCTTACTGTAAAATCAACCACCAGCTTCAAACACTTTCCATTTTATAATATTACCAATAGTTTGATGACGCCATTTCAAAGCATCTACGATATCTTTTAGTGTATCTATACATGATTTCAGATACTCTATTTTTAACTCAGACGCTTGAATATCTTCATCAGAATTATAATAGTAGTCCATGTCCCCTTTTAAAACTTTGAGGCCTCCAAGGGGATCATATGGCCACCCACGGGCATCTATGGCGTCTTTATCCATTTTGCCATTGTAGTATAGCCACTTGTCTTTTAGCAAAGATTTTTGATCCATCTCAGCTTTTCTAAGGCGTAACTTATATGTCGATAGAATACTTAAATACTTTGCATGTAGTGTCGGCGTTTGTCTCGACGTTTCTGCTAGATCATTTCTTGGTATTTCACAATCGATCTGCCACTCATTTAATATCTCTTCCAAATTTTTCATTATATGCTTCCTCAAAACCTTCTTCACGATAACATGCCTCATGATTACCCCATAACCTTTTGAAGTAACCATTGTAGGATTTTAATACTGTCTCATCATCTCCGACATGCCCTTTAACCATCCAAAAAATTCTATGCAATTCCCGATGACTTGCCATTTATTATCTTAGCTCAAAATACGAAAATCTAAACGTGGCCGGAAATGTAATAAATGTCACATCACCAGCTGTAGATTCTAGTGCCATATCACCCAAACTTGTTGGAAGACTATCTATATATCTAATCTGTCTAGTGGTATTATTATGACTACTGAGAATAGATAGTGTAATATCCGCATATGTCGGAGGTCTCGCAGATGTCCTATTTAATGGTGTTGTGTCATCTTGTTCAATAGTTCTCTGCAGCCAATTATACATTTCTATATAAGAATTCAGATTCTCATCTACAATAATCATAGCAGTGAGTTCACCGAATGTTAATTTATCCCCAGTGAAAGGCACAGATGTGATGCGCTTGTATGGCATCTCTACTGGATTAGAGGATAGTGATGGATGCATAACCGTTTGACAGAAAAACTCTAAGTTTTGAAAATGCTTATTATCAATAGTAAGTTTAAATGCATTCGGTTGCAGATAGTTGATATTATTCAACCCTGAAGATGCTGAATTTACATCCACTTCTAAGCTTGGATTTAATATAGGCATTGGCTGTCCCTAAAAAACTTTATATGCTTCTATTTATACACTTGACAGAGGCGTATTTTATTGTTAATTATAGTATGTAATCAAGAGAGAGTGAGAATCATATGACACAGTTTAATAAATCTGACTTTGAATATCACGGTGGATACCTAATGTATCGAGGCGACTATGCAGGTCGGCCAGTATATCCTAATAAAGAAGGTGTGCATCCTTCAAATGTCGGACGTGGTATTGATCTCTTCATTGCTCGTTTTAAGTATAGTGGAAGCCCTGTCAAAATGGGTGCGTTCAAAAAGTTTCTCATTAAAAACTTCACCGTCGAAGAATATGTTGAGATGAGAAGTGGAGATGATTTTGACAGCAGCCCATTGAGGGTTTTACAGAGAAAAGGATTTGAATATTAAATAAAAAAAGGGGCCCGAAGGCCCCTTTAAGTTTATCCGATGACACTTGATCTTATGTCAAGATGTTGTCTACACGGAAGATTCTGTAGTATTGGTTTGTACGGTTAGTAGCAAGACCATCTGCAGGTGCGGCACCTACGAATGGGTTAGACGCCATGCCATAACGAGTTTTAAACCCGATACGTGGCTGGAAGTCATTCTCACCAACGGCACGAACCATTGTCAAAGGTACATATGGGCAATAGAACACACCAGCGTCATATGGGTTAGTACCCTTATAGCCTACGTTGATATAGTCTGTTGCTGCATATGGATCGATATACACACGGATGCGGCCATTAAGGACACCTGCGAATGTGTTACCTGTGTCATCAACATTCAAGTTTGTTGACAATGCAGGGGAATAATCGAGCATACCAGAAGCTGCCAAAGCACTTGCTACATCTGAGGAACAGATGATGAAGTTACCTTTACCACGGCGTGTTTCTTTAGCAATTGTGTTAGCTTCACGATCAAGCTGTACACCCAAACCTTTAAACTTCTCTGCAGACCAACGGCCATCAGCATCGCTTGACAAGTCAAAGATACCTTTTGTGGTAACATTGGCTTGACGTGCGCCGATTTTGGCTTGTGCGTTGATTGTACGGATAACTTCACGGTTGATTTCTGCCAAGATTTCTGTTGACAAGATGTTTGCCAATTCTGTCTCTGCGTCCAAACCATGAATAGCTTTCAGGTCTTGTGCAAGCTCAAGTGTGTACTCGGCTTTCAATGCACGTGACTTTGCTGTCACAGTTGCTTTTTCAATGGTGAAACCCATTTCAGCAAATGCTTCGCCACCGGATACGCCCAGTGCTTCTGCTTCTGCTGTTGTGTATGCGTCACCTGTTGTTGGTACATAAGTCGCACCAGAGTCGACCAGTGTACCATCGGCGTTTGTGTCGGACACACCGGACAGACCAGATGCGGAACCGTTTGCAGTTGTCGAAGAGTCACCGGAGAAGCCCACGGCTGCTTCGTTGAACAGAGCTTCGTCACCATTAGACACGCCAGCTTTAGTTGTTTTGTACTTGGACTTCATTGCAAAGATCAAGCCTGTTGGGCCTGACATTGGCTGAACGCCACATACGTCATATGCCATCATGTTAGGCATAGCACGGCGTACCAATGAAATCAAGATTGGGTTCCAGTTATCAGCTGCGCCACCAGATGCAACAGTACCTGCACCCGCTGCGTTTGCAGCTACTTCCATAAGGCCTTGCTCTTGCAGGGCTTTTTCTGTGTTTTCAAGAACAGCAGCAGTTACAGAACGTTTGTGGTTATCTGTAATTGCGCCTGCGGTTTCCTCGTTCAATACGGGAGACCATTTCTCTACGAGACGATCATAAGTTTCCATTATTGGATCTCCTACTTACTTTGTTGTTTTTCTTAGGGCTGTTAAATATTGTTCCATCATCGCTGAAGTTTCTACAGCTTCATCGGCTGTGTCATCTTCACTTTCTTCTGCGATAATAGATGTGGCAGTTTTCTGTGAGAAATATGATTCTTTCAGAGTTGCAACTTTAGCTGCAAATGCCTCTTCTGATTCAAAATCTACAGATTCTGCTAGTTTGGTGAGCTTTTCAACCTGAGTTTCAGCTAGATCACGGGACGCTTCACGAATGATAGCTTCACGCTTATATTGGTCTAGTTCTTCTGAGATTGCCATAGCTTTAGCTACTGCTTCATTGTATTGCTCTTCGAGCTCTTCGTTTGCAGTAGCTAATTCGTCAACTAGGTCGATTTTGGACTCAGGGACTTCGACATAAGATTCTACAAACAGGTCTTTCAACTTGTCCATAAATCCTTCTGCGATTTCTGAGCGAAGACCAGACTGGATTGCCAGTTTGTTGTCTTCCATCCATTGCTCAACCACATAGTTAAGGTAGCTATTCACTTTCTCCTCAAGATCTACTTTTGTATTCTGAATTTCTTCATCAAGTTGTTCTTGATATTCAGTTTCCAAACGATTGATCTCTTCAGAGATTTTGGATTTTACCGCTGCTTCAAAAATAATAGCTGTTTTGGCTTTAAACTCTTCTGAAAGAGTAGCCTCAGATTCTACCAAAGCATTCAAGTCTTCACTGAAATTTCCATCGATATCGACAGACTCGGCTTTCATAGCAGTATTTTTTAAATCAGACGGTTGGCTATTCGCCTTGTCACCTTTACGCTTCTTAGCTTTGGGTGCTTTGTCTTCAGCAGCATCAACAGACGCTACTGATTGTGCTTCCGCATTTTTTGGATCGTGAGCTTCTTCGATTTCCTCGTCGAGCTCTACATCCTGTCCTTCTAGTTGATCAGTCATGTTTGACTCCTATAAGTTAGTTTTCAATAACGAGAGGAAATTTTTAAACTCACGAGTCTGAACTTCGTAAAGATCAGAACGTGGAGCACTTTTTATTTCAGTCTCTATCTTTTCAATTTCTTGAGCTTCAATGATGCCATTATTCCAGACCCAATCTACACCTTCCATAATACCATTAACAAAAGCGTTAGGTGCGGAGGGGTCTTGTACGATATCAATCGTATTAAGCATAAAGTCATCTTTGACGTACATAGTACCGTTACGTTGCTCAAGGCTACCCATACCACGAGTTGAGACACCTAGTTGAACACCACCTTCAAGCAAACCTTTTACGATATTGCCCATTGGAGTATCCAATATACGTGCCTTACCCATCACATTCTTTCCCTCCATTTTGAGGTCCGTAATAAGATGGGATACTTTATCCAAGTTAACAGTCGGGCCATCAGGGTGATTTAATTCCCCCACCGCTCTGTTCTTGGAAACCTGTTCTGTGACGTATTTACTTACAGCATTTTCCATAATGCTCTGTGGGTAAATGCGCCCATTTCTGTTTTTAGATTCAGCCATAGCGAAGATACCCTCAATTACATGAGTTTTGGTACCATCCTCTTTCTTTTCGACGATGCACTGAACATCTGTCTCTTTGTATTCAGTAATCAGCTTCATCTATCAACCCTTATATTGCTTAACAAACTCTTTGGCCATTTTCTCAGCTTCTTTCTGAGTTTTATAGCTATCGAGCATGTCGCCGTCGATATACACGACAAATGCATTTTTATCTTTTGAGATTTTAACAGGGATGCGGTTAATCTTAGTATCCAGAACCACACTTGTTTTTTCTCTGATAT